AGCTTGATTTTCTTGCCCTCCATACTAGTGCTCTGGAAAACAGGTACCAAATCAGGTCGTTGGTCTGACCGGCAAGCCAAAAGCGCGGCCGTGCGCTGCGGCGGTATCGCGGCACGCTGTTTCAAACAGGAGTGGAGTTATGCCGAATCTGCTTGAGGAATCCAAACGCTGGAAGGCGAACGTGTCCGGGTTGATTTTGCTCGATCCGCAGATACAACGAGACGCGGCGAACTGGCACGGGAATACTTCGCCGGATATCAATGACCCGCCCTCCGATTACTTTGGCTCGATGCCCGGCGCGGACGGCTCGCTGGTCGTGACTAATGGGTACGGTGGCACGAAAGACTTTCCGGGTGGGTTGGTCAGCCATAAGAAATTGCCGCCGCGGGACGCGCAGGGCAATCTCTTTCAGTACGTCGCTATGAAGATCGGTTTCAGTTGGTCGAAACATGTTCATGACCAGATCGCGCGGCTGGAGCTCGATCTGAAAGTCTGTTTCCGGACCCGGCCGAATTCGCAGACGAAAATCCGCAACGTGGGCAATTTCAGTACGCAGTGGAATCGGGACCGGAAGCAGTGGCAGATTGATAATGATCCGCCCGCGTGGATCGATTCCGGCTATGTAGTTGAGGAGATCGCTCCGGACCGGCATCACACCGCGGATTTCCGCTTCTGGTACGATCCCAACCCGGACGACCCTCGATTCTCGGTGACCAGTATCGACCTCGACGACAACCCGTTCAGCGTGCCCACGGATAAGCAGAACGTGCCCGCGCAGAATACGAATTGGGAAGAGGTTAGATCAATTCAGTTACAGACCGAGAATTACAAGCCGGGCTCATCGCTGGTGGTATTCGATCTGGTTCAGCTTGGATGGAGCCACGAGCCGATTCCTGTTGGGATGTGGTAATCCGATGCCGTTGAAGGGAAGACCGCCGAAGCCATCGCGCGTGCTCGAAATGAACGGCTCGTTTCAGCACAATCCTTCGCGCAAGCGGGCGCGCGCTAACGAGCCGCAGACGGGAAAGTGTTTTGATAGTGCGCCGCCTCCGGAGTTTTTAATTCCGGAGCCGGAGCTCGGTTATCAGTTCGCCGCGCGCTGTCTTCGTCAGTGGCAGGAACTCGCGCTCGAAGGTCCGTACATCGGCTATGGATCGCGCGGGACGGTTATCAGTCTTTGCATCCTGAAGGCGAATATGTTGCGGATCGCGTCGGGATCCAAAGAGTTGTCGCGGCTGATGAACACGGAAGACAAGCTCAGGAGCTCGCTCGGATTGACGGAAGTGAGCCGACCGAAGGTCAATGCAGGAAGCAATCCAAATTCCGCCCGCGGAAGTGCCCTCGCCGGCCTCGCGCAGGAAATTCGCGGCCGGGATCGGGCCTGATCTTCGTCACGCGGAGGTCGCGCACCGGTATGCCCGGGAGGTCGCAGAGGGATTGATCCCGGCTTGCGTATGGGTCAAGCTGGCGTGCCAGCGGCATCTCGCTGACCTTGAACGGCAGCGCACGAAGGATTTCTCCTTCCGGTTTGACGGCAAGCTCGCCGGGCGAGCCTGTCGTTTCATTGAGGAGCTCCCCCACGTTCGCGGCGAGTGGGCCCGGGTCGGGACCGGCCGCACGGACCGCTTTCGTCTTGGGTCGTGGCAGGTCTTCATTGTCGCGTCTATCTTCGGGTGGGTAGAGAAGCGGAGCGGGAAACGCCGCTTTCGGGAAGTATTGGTCTTGGTTCCACGGAAGAATGGTAAGTCAACGCTGGCCGCGGCAATCGGTCTCTATATGCTCTGCATGGACAAAGAGCAGTCCGCGGAGATTTACTCTGGCGCCACGACGGAACGTCAGGCGATGGAGGTTTTCCGGTCCGCGTGGCAGATGGCCCGCAAGACGCCCGACCTGTATGACGTCTTCGGCGTAAAAGCCGCGGCCAAGAGTCTCTACATCGAGGGTGACGGGAGCCGCTTTCAGCCGATGGTCGGTGATCCCGGTGACGGAAGCTCGCCGAGTTGCGCGATCATCGATGAATACCACGAACACCCGACGAGCTCGCTTCTCGACACGATGCAGACGGGAATGGGCGCGCGGTCTCAGGCGCTTCTGTTCGTAATCTCCACGGCCGGATCGAGCATCGAAGGTCCGTGTCACACCATGCAGCGTGAAGTGGAGATGATGCTTGAGGGCCGGATCGAAAACGAGCGGCGCTTCGGGATCATTTTCACGATTGACAAGGGGGATGATTGGAAGTCAAAATCCGCACTCCAAAAAGCAAACCCAAACTTCGGCGTATCCGTCTCGGAGAGCTTCCTGCTCGACGCACAGGTGGGCGCGATCCAGTCAAACCACAAACAAAACGTATTCAAGACAAAACACCTGAATCTCTGGGTTAATGCGGCATCGGGCTGGATGAATATGGCTGCGTGGGATACCTGCGCGGACCCGGCTCTGAAGCTGGAGAGCTTCGCGAAGCAAGTTTGTTACGAAGGCGTCGATCTGGCCGCGAAGATTGATCTGGCTTCGCGTTGTAAGGTCTTCCCGCGGTTCGAAGGTGGAGCTCTTCATTACTATGTTTTCGGTCATCACTATGTACCGCTCGATCGAGTACAGGATGGCGAGCACGAACACTACGCGCGATGGGTGGAGGATGGATCGCTCGAAGCGATGCCCGGGCCGGAGATTCAACTTGCGTCGATCCAGAAACAGATCGAGGAAGAAATCCCGGGATTTGATCGGAAGTGTATTGCGTTCGATCCGTGGAGCGCGCTCCAGATGCAGCAAGACTTGGCCGCGAAGATGGGCGAGGATACGATCGTGTCCATCCCCCAGACGACGCAATATCTTTCCGAAGCTATGAAGGAAGTGGAAGCCGCGGTCTTGGGACGGCGGTTTCATCACAACGGTGATCCGGTTCTCTCGTGGGCGATGAGTTGCGTCATCGCGCGCGCCGATTTCAATGACAATATCTTCCCGCGGAAAGAGAAAAACGGCATCAGCAAAATCGATCCGGTATCTGCGCTTCTCAATGCGATCTCACGCGCGATGGTGAACAAGACGAAGGTATCTGTCTATGCGTCCCGCGGGCTGGTCGTGATTTGAAATGTCATCGCAACTGTCACTATTCAGGCGTACGTATTCGCTTGACGAGCCGGAGCCGCGCGCGGAGGAGCTCCAGCCGACGAACGGCCAGCCCGCGGAGCCGGGTGAGGTTCAGACCGCGGCCGTGGAGCTTTCTCCCGAAGAGCTTGCCAAGCTGCCGGTACAGCCCGCGCTCTTTGAGAAAGGCGAATGGTGGGATAACTACTGGAAGGGAATGCCGGAGTTTGTTCAGGAAGACCTGGCTCCGGTCAAAACGATTTATGTTCACTTCGAGACCAAGGAAGACTATCAAGCCTTTGCCGCGCTCGTGGGGCAGAGCCTGACGATGAATACGCGCTCGATTTGGTATCCGGAAGCGGAGATTGGACGAACGTTCAACAAGCGGTATATCGATGCCCCGCCGCCCGAAGAGATCAGCGACGATATAGAGATCATGGAATGAATCCCGGGTATCCGGTCTACGTGATCTCGAAGGGAAGATGGAGAAACCGGCAGACGGCCCGCTATCTGACCCGGATCGGTGTACCGTTCCGCGAAGTAATCGAGCCGCAGGAGTATGACGAATATGCCGCGGCCGGGAATCCGGTCCAGATCATCCGTCTGCCCTTTAGTAATCTCGGTCAGGGCTCGATCCCGGCTCGTAATTGGGTATGGGAGCACGCGGTCTCGATCGGAGCCCCGCGGCACTGGATTCTTGACGATAACATTGACCGTTTCATCTGGCTGAACCGCAACACGAAGTATCCGGTCGGGAGCGGCACCATCTTCCGGGTCGCGGAGAATTTCGTTGACCGCTACGAAAACATTGCGCTCGCGGGCTTCCAGTACGAGAGTCTGACGCCGCGGAAAGCGAAGACACCACCCTTCCGGTTTAACCGGCGTATTTATTCGTGCATCCTGATCAAGAATGATATCCCGTACCGCTGGCGCGGCCGCTACAACGAAGACACGGATCTGTCTCTGCGGGCTCTCAAGGATGGTTGGTGCACAGTTCTCTTTAACGTTTTCCTTGCCAAGAAGCGGTGACCAACCGGGGCGGGAATACCGCGGAGCTCTATCAGGGTGACGGTCGTCTGAAGATGGCTGAGTCTCTTCGAGAACAACATCCGGACGTGGCAACGATCACATGGAAGTGGGGACGATGGCAACATCAGGTTGATTACCTCCGGCTTCAAGCAGAATAAGCCGATCCTGCGGCCGGGCATAGTGCTTCCTGAGGGTGTGAATAACTACAACATGGTTCTGCATACCGATCCGGAGCCGGAAGCGATCGAGAATGATACTGGATACGCCGAGCCGTGACGTGTTTCATATGTTCCTCGATCTCGTGAGCGCGGAGGGCATAGAAGAAATCGAGGCGATTGAGCACGTCGCTTTGAAGAGTGTAGCCAGTTTGAATAAAGGCGACGGTGCGCTCTCGGGAGAATTAGAGCGCCGCTGGTACGCTTCGCTGGAGCGCGCCCGGCCTGACTACGGCGTCTATGGCGAATCGATCTATTTCGCCGAAGCGTGGGCATGTTGGGCCGTCTATTCGCGGCGCTATCTAAAGGTGATTCGTGACGTCAAGCCGTTGCCGCCCGCGGGTATTGCCGGATCGCTGGAAGATATAAGACGGGTCGCCGATCTCGGCTGTGGAGTCGGTCTTACGACGGCTGCTTTGACGGAAGTATTCCCGGGAGCCGAAGTCATCGGTACCAACCTGATCGATTCGTATCAGGCACGGATTGCGATGCGTCTTGGGGGAGAATTCAAGTTCAAGATGGAAGAGCGCGTCACGAGCCCGGTCGATCTACTCTTCGCGTCGGAGTATTTTGAACACTTCCCGCGGCCGGTCGATCATCTGCGCGATCTCTTGGAACAGACTCAGCCGCGCGCGTTGCTGATCGCGAATACGTTCAATCAATCCGCGATTGGTCATTTTCCCACGTACGAAGACGGGCTGAGCGGTCCTGAGACCTCGAAGCTGTTCAACAAGACGTTGCGGCTGAGTGGGTATCGTCATATCCCAACCGGAGCGTGGAACAACCGGCCCGCGCTATGGATGCGGGACGAAAGCTACACTCTGCCGTTGTTTTCCGAGCCGGAATGATTCCGTTTTATCCGGTGTATATCATTTCCAAGGGTCGTTGGGAATCGCGGCACACCGCGAAGGCACTGGAACGGATGAAAGTGCCGTACAGTATCGTGATCGAGCCGCAGGAGTGTGACCAGTATGCAGCGGTCATTGATCGGCAGAGAATCATCACGCTTCCGTTCAGTAATCTTGGGCAGGGCTCGATCCCGGCCCGCAATTTCGTCTGGGAACACGCGGCCGCGCGGCTCGCTTCGCGGTATTGGATTCTGGACGATAACATCGAAGGCTTTTACCGCTTACATCACAATCTGAAAGTGCCTTCGGCGACCGGCTCGATCTTTCGTGCCGCGGAGGATTTCGTTGACCGCTACGAAAACGTTGCGATTGCCGGGTTTCATTACCACATGTTTGCTTCGCGGAAAACAAAGATGCCGCCCTTCCTCCGTAACCGGCGTATCTATTCCTGTATTTTGATCAAAACAGATATCCCGTACCGCTGGCGCGGCCGCTACAACGAAGACACAGACCTGTCACTCCGGGTCTTAAAGGATGGCTGGTGCACAATCCTGTTTTTTGCCTTCCTTGCCGGGAAGCTTCCGACGATGAGCGTGAAGGGTGGGAATACCGCGGAGCTCTACAAGGATGACGGCCGTCTGAAGATGGCCGAATCCCTTCGCGAGCAACACCCGGACGTAACCACGATCACGTGGAAGTGGGACCGGTGGCAGCATCAGGTTGATTACTCCGGCTTCAAGCGCAATCTCCTGAAGCTCCGGCCGGGCGTGGTGATCGAGGAAGGCATTAACGACTACAACATGATCTTGCAGATCGATCCCGAGCCGATGGAGACAAATGAGGCACATTGACCTTCAGGACGTGTTGCTGGTCTCGGGAGTGCTTCTGATCGTCGGTGGGATAGCTGCGTGGAGTCGCGCGGCCGCGGCCATCGTTCTAGGGCTCTTCTGTCTTGCGGCCGTTTACGCGATCGCGCACCAAAAAGCGCGCGCACCAAATAAGCGGGAAGGGACACTCTGATGGGCGTACTCGCGCGGTCTATCGGCATCCAGAATTACTCGCTGGAAGATCCAGCGCAGCCTTTGCTGCCACCCTCCGCGCTGATGGAATCTCTCGGGATCGGCCGCTCTGATGCCGGGGAAATGGTCAACGAGAAACAGGCGATGCGGCTGACGACCGCTTACGCTTGTATCCAGAACATCGCGGCCGATCTTGGCGGGCTCCCGCTCCCGGTATATCAAAAACTGTCCGATGACTCGGTGCGGGAAGCGACCGAGCACCGGCTCTTTCCGATCTTGAATTCAGCCTCGAATAAGAATATGACCGCGATCGTTTTCCGCGGCTCCATGTTGGCTTCGGTGCTCGGTTGGGGGAACAGTTATAGCTTCATTAAGCGCGATAATGCCGCGCGCGTGACCGAGCTTATTCCTTTGCCCTCTGAAAAGACTTGTCCCGTCCTGCTGCCGCTGAATCAATCGAATGGACTGGTCAAGAAGACGCTGATGTACGCGACGACCGCGACACAGGACGGGTTGCCGAGTTACATCGATCCCGAGAACATACTTCATATTTCGGGCTTGTCATATGACGGTTATGTGGGTATGTCGCCGATCCGGACCTGTCAGAATGCTTTCGGGATCGGGCTGGCCGCGGAGAAATTCGGGGCGCGGCTCTTCGCCAATGGCGCCAAGGCTTCGGGCATCCTGTCTCATCCCGGTACGCTCGGGACCGAAGCGCTGGAGAATCTCAAGAAGTCGATCCGCGAGATCATCACCGGAGAAAACGCGCTCCGGCCGCTGGTGCTCGAAGAGGGAATGAAGTGGGAACAGACCACGATCAATCCCGATGACGCGCAATTTTTGGAGACGCGCAACTTTCAGCGCGAGGAAGTCGCCGCGCTCTTCCGGATGCCGATGCATCTGCTTCAGTCGCTCCAGCGCGCGACCAATAACAACATCGAGCACCAATCGCTTGACTATATGCGCACCTGTCTCCGTATGTGGGCAGTACGGATCGAGCAGGAGATCAACCGCAAGCTATTGGCACCACCCTATTTCGCGGAGCACGATTTCAATGCTTTCCAGCGCGGTGACTTCGCTTCCCAGACGACCGGTTACGCGCTTCTGCGCAATTGCGGTGTGTACTCGGCAAACGATATCCTGCGCAGTCTTCGCCAGAATCCGATCCCGGCCGATGAGGGTGGAGATGTTCGCCTTGCTCCGCTAAATATGGTTCCGCTCGAAAGTATGTTGGACAAGGAAGACGGAACCGAGCCCACGCAAGGCGGGCCGGTTACGGATGACCAAGAGCAGGAGATCGTGAGCGATCATCGCCGGGACCGGATCACGAACGTGTTCCGGCGGCTCTTTCGCGATGCGGTTGGACGGATCGCGAATCGAAAAAAGCCGGATGAGCTCTTTGCTTATCGCGCGCTTCAGCCCGCGATCGCGTCGATGGCTGACTCGATCATGACGATGTACTTCACTCCCGACGAAGAAATGAAAGCCAAAGCGGAGCGGGAATCGAACCGGCTCGGGAAAGAGTTTGCTGCTGAGTCGTTGACGTGGACAAAACCAGATACGAGCGCGCTTGCGGTCTCGATTACCGACCGGGCCTATGACGCGCTCTTCGAGGAGCTCATATGAACAAGCATCGAGCCAGATTAAAGCCGCAGTTCCGGGCCGCTATACAACCGGATGGAACGTTAGAGCTCCTCGTGTACGAAGACATCGGTATCGACTGGTGGACGGGCGGCGGGATTACCGCGAAGACGGTCAAGCAGGAAATCGATTCGGCCGGGCCATTCAATAAGATCGCGGTGCGGATCAACTCGCCGGGCGGCGATGCTTTCGAAGGGATCGCGATTTTCAACGTGATCCGCGCGCAGGGAAAGCCGGTCGAGGTCTTCGTGGATGGAATCGCGGCTTCTGCCGCATCGATTATCGCGATGGCGGGCGATACCCGGGTGATGGGCTCCGGCTCCATGCTGATGATTCATAACGCTTGGGGAACCTGCGTTGGGTATGCCCAAGATATGAGAAAGATGGGCGACGTACTGGATAAAGTATCGAGCTCGGTTGCCGAGACCTATGTCCAGCGGGCCGGGCTGACCGCGGAGAAAGCCAAAGAGCTTATGGATGCCGAAAGCTGGCTGGGCGCGAGCGAAGCGCTGGAGCTCGGGCTGGCGACGGGTATCACCGAGCCGGAGCCTGAAGAGAGCGAGAGCGCGCTGGCGCTGGCTCGGAGTTTCAAGGCTCTGAAGCGGCTGAAGTCGGTTCCGGCTGTTCTCCAGAGCGAAGAGCAGCCGTGTACGTGTTCGTGCGCGTCCTGCTCGGATGGTAATTGCGACGGGTGCGATTGTAGCGGTTGCCCATCGATGACCTGCGAAGCCGCGGCCTGTAATTGCGCGTCACCGGCTGAAGACAAGGTGCCGCTGTCCATCTTTGAAGCGGAGCTCGAAGCCTTAGAGCTCACCCTCCGCAGCTAACAAGGTTTCCCAAAAAACAGAGCTCTGCACAACCGGTCCGCGGGACCGACAGAGTGACGTGTGCGAAATGCGGCCGGAGCCCGGGCTCTGGTGGGCGCGCGAATCCATCGATGAGGAGAAAAGGTAATGTCTTACGCGAAGGAATTGCGTCAGAAGCAAGCGCGCCTCGCAACTCAGATGCGCGCCCTCGTGGACACGGCCAAGAAAGCGGACCGCGGTCTGAATACCGAAGAGCGTACTCAGTGGCAGAACATGCTTACCGAGTTTGACGCGAACGAAGAGACGATCAAAGCTGAAGAGCGGATCGTGAGCATCGAGACCGGGCTCGGATCGATTCCGGAAGATCAGCTTGTCCCGGCGTTCGCCGCGGATCAGCCGGTCGATCCGCGCTTCAGTACCCGGCCGCGCGGTCGGCAGAAAGATAACAGCCCGCATGGGAAAGCCTTTGCGAAGTGGCTCCGCGGCGGAATGTCTGCTCTATTGCCGGATGAGCAAACCCTGATGCAGAGCCGCTCGATCGGGCTTGAAAGTATGGGTATCCAGAACGCGCAGACTGTTACGACCAGTGGCGGCGGGTATCTGATCCCGCAGGGATTCTCGGACGCGCTCGAAGAGGCGTTGAAATGGTATGGCGGAATCTTGGGTGTGGTCGATGTATTCGAGACTGATACCGGTGCGCCTCTTCCGTGGCCGACGGATAACGACACGGTGAATAAAGGTCGGCTGCTGGCGATTAATACGCAGCTAACCACGACTGATCTGGTCTTTGGTCAGGTGACCTTTAACGCCTATATGGGCACGTCGGATATTGTTCTCGTGCCTATCCAACTGATGCAGGATTCCTACTTCGACATGGATACCTATGTCGCCCGAAAGCTCGGTATCCGGCTTGGCCGCTTGATGAATTTCCAATGCACGATGGGAGCCGGAGCCGGGAATGCTCCGAACGGGATTCAGCCCGCGGTCGTCGCGGCGGGCCTGACGGTTCAGGGTGCGGTGGGGTCGAGTACATCGATCGGTTACAAAGACCTCGTGAACGTCTACCACTTGGTCGATCCGGCATACCGCGAGCGGCCGTCTGCCAAGTTTATGTTCCATGACACAACCCTGCGCGCGATCCGGCAGTTAGTCGATCAGGCGGGCCGTCCGCTCTGGCAGCCGGGCATCTCGGCGGGATTCGGGAACGGGTTCCCGCCTACGATTCTCGACAAGCCGTATGTCGTGAACAACGATATGCCGGTGATGGCTGCGTCGGCCTATGCGGTGCTCTTCGGCGATATGTCGCTCTACAAGGTGCGGCGCGTTGCCGGAGGCGTGACGATCATGCGGCTCGTGGAACGTTATGCCGATTACCTGCAAGTCGGCTTCCTTGGCTTCGAGCGGTTCGACGGTCAGTTACTCGATGCTGGCACCCATCCGATCGGCGCGTGGCAAAATTCGGCAACCTAAATCAACCTGAAGCGCGGCCGGAGCTCGGAGCCGTTCGCGGCTTCGGGCTCCCTCTTACATGAATTCTCGGGGGAGCCAAATGAGAATCAAGATTCGCGAAGCAATCGCCGGTCACGCCGACGAACGTTATAACCTCGATGCCCATTCCTATCGCCCGGGCGAGATTATCGAGCTCGATGACGCGCTGGCTCAGGCGTGGCTCGATTCCGGTATTGCCGTTCTGCCGGAGCAAGAGCCACCGGTTGAAGAGCCACCGGTTGAAGAGACTCATCACGGTCACTACTCCAAGAAACAGCCGCAGCGCGCGAAGTAAAGGGAAGAGCAAAATGGGATTCCTCACGCTAAAGCAACCGGCGATCGAACCGGTCACGGCAGCGCAACTGATCGCATACGGCAAGCTTGACCCGAACGAGAGCGTATCAATTCTGACCACACTCCTCACGGCCGCGCGGCTCTGGTGCGAAGCATTCTGCGAGCGCGCTTTCATCTTTCAGACCAAGCGGCTGTTGATGGATTTCTTTCCCGGCTACGTGGATTTCAAAATGGCCGGGCAGCGGGTGAGCTCCCCGTTTGTCTCGGGCTCGAATGCGGTCTTGGTCGGGATTCGCTATGCGATCGCGCTTCCGTGGCCCAGTGTCCGTCAGGTGATCGGTTTTCAGTATCAGGACGCGAATGGGAACTATACGGTGATGCGGCCGGGCACCGATTTTACTGCCGATATAGATTCTCAGCCGGCGCGCCTGACGCCGCTTTTTGGTCAGATGTGGCCGGTGGCGCGGGTGATCGTGAACGCGGTTCAGGTCGATTATCTGACCGGGTATGCGGGACCGATCGCGGCCGGGATCACGCAGGGATCGGCCGTCGTCAATTCGTCATTCGTGTTTCTGCCGCGGGATGTGGGTGCGCTGCTTACGATTCCCGGCGCGGGCGCGGCCGGAGCCGATCTCGTGAGCGCGATTACGGCCGTTGATGCGAACGGTCAGGCGACGATCGCCGACACCGCAGGTACGACCGTGCCGAATACGACCGCGACGAGCTTCGGCAACGTGCCCGAACAGATTCAGTTGGCGATTCTCGCGCTGGCTTATTACTGGTTTGAAAAGCGTATTCCGGATGCCAGCGATATTCCCGATGGGGTGAAAGTGTCTCTCTGGCCGTATCGCGATTGCAGGATGTAACTCGATGCCCGAAACGCCTATTTTTACCCGCCGCGATCCGCTCATTGTCGAAGCGGGAGAGCTCCATCACTTTATTACCATTCAGCGCGCTTCGACTCTGGGCGACAGCTTCGGGCAATCGATCAACCCGGTCCAGTGGGACGACGTATTTCAGACCTGGGCCGCGCTCTATACCGCGGGCGGTCGGGAAACCTCGATGGCGTCTCATATCGTTTCTGCGGTCTCGCACGTAGTTAAGATTCGCTGGACGCCGACGATCATTATGCGCGCGAACTATCGGGTGGTGTTGGGACCGCGGTATTTCACGGTCGCCTATGTCGAGAATGTGAAAGAACGCAACTTCGTCCTGCTGCTCTACGCCACCGAGATCGATCGAGGCGGAGTTTGATTCAGGAAGGTCTCGTCGCTCGGTTGCTTGCCGATCCCGGCGTGAGCGCGATCGCGGGCAGGAATATTTACGCCATGCTCGGTCCGAGTGACTCACAGGCGAATTATCCCTGCGTGAGTTATTCCCTCGTGGGCGGTTCCGAATTTCTCACCCTGCGGAACAACGGGAACGAGCATCAGCGGGTGGAGCTCAACGCGCTTGCGTTTACTTATGCCGCGGCCGCGCAACTTCGTCAGGCCGTCATTTTCGCTCTGAGGGATTGGAAGGAAGTTCTTTCGGACGGGACCGACGTGACCGGAACATTTCTCGCTAACCCGGGAATCGACTTCGGGAGCGAAGATCGTATTTTTCGCTGTCTGGTCGAATTCTATGTCGATTACAACTCACCCACATAACAAGGAGCACAACGCGATGGGAACTGACGTAGTAACACCGTTGGCATATACGGGCAGCAAGGCACAGGCGGGCCGCGGCTCACTGCTCTCGATCGGGTCAACGCCGACGCCCATCGGCGAATGCTCGGACGTGCCGTTCAACCGGCCGGAGTGGGACACGGTTGATATCACCAATTTTGATTCGGGCTCGGACGAAGAGCAACTGGTGACGATCCGCAAGGCGGCAACGTTTTCGATTACCGGCAACCGGGTGAGCTCGGATGCCGGGCAGACAGCCGCAGAGACTGCGTATCAGTCCGGCGCGCTAGCGTCGTTTGTTTTCGCGTTGCCGAAGACGACCGCGCAGACGACGACCGGTGATACCTACACTTTCAAGGCTTACGTAAAGGGATCGAATTTCAAGGTGAGCCCGACCGCGAAAGTCGAATTTACGCTCAACCTTCAAACCAGCGGACCGGTTACTCTCACGCCCGGTTCCTGAGTTTGTCTCTGCCTATTCTCGGTGAGCCGCGCTTCGCGTCATGGGTGCGGCTCACGCTTTTTTCGCGGGAGGTGACTCCGTGCATATAAGGGAATGGTTAAAGTCGGCGGCAGTGGCGATTGGCGGCGGGGCAGCAGCCGCGCTTTCAGCGGCAGTAATGGATCCCACCAAATTTAATCTTTCGAATGGGCTGAAAGATGAAACGTTGATAGCCATTCAAGGGGCACTGGTAGGACTGGCTGCGCTCTTTATTCGATCTCCGCTTGGAACTGCGATGATGACCGCGATGAAGCCAGCGGAGGAAGAAAAAACAGCGGGCCGGAATATAACAGGAGAGAAATGATGGGGAAGCGTGAGATTGTCGGCACGATCGATGACGCGACGTTACCGCGGACGCCGATTGTACTGCGAGGGAAGGAATACAACCTCTGTTTTACGATCGCCGCTTTATCGGAAGCGGAGATTAGGATCAATTCCGAACAGGAGCGCGCCAAATTGCCGGAGCGCGTCAACCTGTTAGTTGCGATGACGGAGCTCAATCTCAGAAACACGATGGTGCTCTTCGCGGCCGGGCTGCGCACCTTTCATCCCGAGATCAGTTTCAGCGAAGCGCTGGAGCTCCCGCAGTTCGGTACCGATGTCTTCCGGGTATGGTCCGCGATCGAGATGGCGTGGATCGTAGCTACCCCGCCCGCGGAGAAATCCTCTGACCCTTCCGAGCCCGCCGCGGCGGTGGCGGGCGAGGAATACGTCAGCGCGAAATAACGTGGGGCGAGCACTATGCGTTCGCGCGTATGCGGATGGGGCTTTCGAAAGACGAATTTTTTTTACTAACGCCGCGGCTCTTCGCCGAGCTTCGCAAGCAATACCTGCGCGGCCAGAGGGAAGTTCACACGATGCTGGCGCTGCTCCGGCTGGACGTTATCAATTTCAGCCAGCGCGCTCCGAAGGAATTGGTCAGGCTCGATGATCTCATTCCGCCCGAGAGCGATCCGGAACAACCTCCGGCGAAGCGGCCGCGGCTGACCGCGAAGCGGCGGCAGCAGATCGCGGACGGGATCAGGCGGCTGTTTGCGCACTGTGTTGTCAGGGAGAAGTGATGGGTGGTTTTACGGCCAGTTTCGAGGGCTTGAGGGAACTGGACGCGAAGCTCTCCGCGCTCAAGGGACCGGCCGCGCGCCAGCTTATCCGCGAAGCGGTCTTGGCGGGCGGGAAGGTGCTTCAGACCGAAGTCAGGCTGCGCGCTCCGGAGCGCGTCTCTACAGGTCACGGCAATGCCCTTCCGCCCGGCGTGCTGAAGAATGATATCGAGCTTCACTTTGGGATCACCGAGGAAGGTCTTCCCGCGGCTATCGTGAAGCCGGGAAAGTATACCGCGCATGTGGCCCGGTGGGTGGAATACGGTCACCGGCTGGTACGCGGCGGCTATAGCAAGTTGTTGCCCGGTGGCCGTAGTACGCGCGGCCGCGGTCAAGAGGTGGGAGCCGTGCAACCGTATCCGTTTATCCGCCCGGCTTTCGAGACCGCGCGCGCTCCTGCGGTTCAGGCAACGGTGGAATCGTTGCGTCATAACCTGCCCGATGCAATTCAGAAGGGCACGATTTCCGGAGCCGAGAGCGAAGGCGAAGGATTGACGTCAGGAGAGGAAGAGTAAATGGCTGAAGTTGCGGGCGAAGTAAAACTGCTGCTGACGGTTGATGGTACAACGTGGTCGAAAGCCATCGATCAGGCCCAGCGGGAAATAGACAAGCTCAAAGGGAAGACCACGGAAGCGGCCCGGGTTACGCGCGCGGAGATGACCGAAGCGCGTCACGCGATCCATCTGCTCGGCGATGAAATCGGCATCCATCTGCCGCGGGCCGTTCAGGGATTCGTGGCCAAGCTGCCCGGCGTTGCGGAGATCATGGCGAGCGCGTTCAGCGCGGCCGCGGTCGTCGGTCTGGGGCTGGCGATTTTCGAAGCCGGGAAAAAAGTTGTTGAGTTTATGGAGAAGCAGAAGAAAGCCGCGGAGGAAGCGCGTGCGGCTACCGAGAAATTGGTGGAAGGGCGGCACCTCGCCACGCTGGAGCTCGAAGCATCGACGGCCAAGCTGGATGAGCAGATCGCCCGACTCGAAAAAAAGCCGGGCGACGGATTGAAGACCGCGCTTGCCGAGGCGCGGCTCGAAGCCTTCAAGCTCGGGCAACAGTTGGGCGCAGATATTGAACAGGCACAGAAGCTGATCGAGACCCAATTTTCCGCGGGCATATTGAAGCGAATGGCGGGCGCGGCCGGGAGTGAAGGCACCCTTGAACAACTCGCGGACTATAAAAAGCAGGTTGCAGAGATTTCGAAAATCGTGGATCCGACGCAGCGTACCGCGGAGATGGTCAAGCTGACCGGCGCGCAGGTCGCGAAGCTGAACGAAGAGATCGCGGCGCGCGAGCGGCTCGGGGAGCTCCAGAAAAAGTTTCAGAATGATACCCGGGATATGACCGCCGCGGAGAGAACCGAATACGGTACCTTGGATAAAAGATTCCCGGCCGTTGACCAGACCGAAGCGCTGCGCGGCTTAAAAGTCTTTCAGGCGATGGTAGAGGAACAATCCGATTACGCTCAGGCTTCGCAGGAGCATATAGAGAGTCAGGCGAAGGCTGACGCGCTCACGGCCGCGAAAGAGCGGGAAGACCTGGCCAAGGAAGCGGCTGCGGCTCTCAAGCGGCAAACCGCGGAGCGCATGAGCGCGATGGAAGCCGAGCTCGCCAACGAGAAAGCCATCCATGCGATGACACTCGAAGAGGAGCGGAGCTTCTGGCAGAAGCGGTATATGGCCGGGACGCAGTTAGCCGATCCCATCAATGAACTGATCGTCAAACGGATCGCGCCGCTCAGTCAGGAGATTTTCAAAAAGCAGACCGCGGATATGAAGGAATGGCTGGCGATGATGGCCGCGCTCCAGCAGGAAGCGGACCGGATGTTTGCCGCTTCCGATCCCTTCGCGGCCGATCGCGCGCAACAGCGGACCCGGGGCGAGACCGATGCCGCGCGTATAGCCGCGCTCCATGACCGGCCGGATGTATTGCGGCAGATCACCAACCAGCAGGAAGAGTTGAACGCCGCGGAGATGGTCTCGTCAGGTCTGATGACGAAACAGACCGAAGAGGCGATCAAGCAACAGCATGTAGTCGAGCGGCTTCAGGATGAGCTCGAAGACCTTCAGGGAAAGCGCGCGGCCGTGGCTAATCTGCCTTCATCGCTCTATACGCCGGGCATGAATCCGGAAGCCTTGGATAATCAGATCGCGTTGAAACAGGCCCAGTTGGGAGCGGCTCAACAGACTCTCCAGTATCAGACTGAGCGCGATACCTTCGGCGGGGAAATGAAACAGATGTTTACCGAGTGGATTGCGCGAGCTACCGACGTACGTCAGGCAATGGCCGGGCTCTTCGAGCAGACCCTGAGTACGGTCAATAATGCGATTCTTCAGACGATGACCGAGAAATACCACCGCGGCGATTGGAAAGCGGCGGGGAAGTCGATTGCGGCTAACGTGGCCGGAGCCGGGCTGAGCTTCGCGGAGGGCTCGATCGGGAAAGCTCTCGGGTTCGGCGGGAAGATGGGCACGCGCGACAATCCCATGTGGGTGCGTGATGCCGGGACCGCGGTGGGAGCCGCGGGCGGCAGCGTTCTGAAATCCGTAGTCGATACCACGTTGATGGCCGGGAGCGGGACAGGCAACGCGATTGCCAAGGCGTTCGGGCTGGCCGCAAGTATTCCGTTTTTGGCGGCGGGCGGTTCGCTCCCGGCCGGAATGCCCGCTATCGTCGGGGAGCGCGGGCCGGAGCTCTTCATTCCGAGCGGTTCCGGCCGGGTCATCCCCAACGACCAGTTGCGGAACGGTGGAACGCAGCACGTCTGGAATATCGATGCCCGCGGTTCTACCAACCCGGGGGCGGTTCGTCTGGCCGTCCAGCGCGGGATCATGGAAGCCGCTCCGCGGATCGCGGCGGGCTCGATCGCGGCCGCGCGGGATATGGATAGCCGTAAGCCGACCATGTCCAAGTAGAAAAGCGCGTTAAAATACCCCGCCGCACCCTGCTACAGCCCCATGGCGCGCTTTTCAGGCCGGGTGCTAGGTAATTCCATCCTCAAAAGCGGCTTGCCCGCTCTTCGGAGAAATCCCTATGAAGCTCACGATTCGATGCCGCGCGGCCGCGGCTCTGGTATTTCTCTCCCTGCCCGCGCTCGCGCAGGTTCCGGTTGGCTACGTTCAAGTGACTGGCACCAATATTGCCGATTCGTCTGGGGTCGTAGTTGCTAACGCTACGATTGCCTTTGCGCCGGTCAACAGTTCCGGCCAGCCGATCGGCTATCAGGTTAACGGGGCGGGTCAGGCGATCACCTCGCCGGTTACGACGCTGGTGACTAGCGGGGCTTTCGGCATCCGGCTTGCGGATACGTCTCTGACTAATCCCGTCAACGTTTGTTTTTCGGTTACGGTCACGGATAACGTGAGCGGCAAGAGTTATCTCGGACCCGGGTACACGTGCTTTCAACCGGCCGGGTCAGGGTCATACGTAACGAGCGGAATCTGCACGGCGTCTACGAGCTCCGCGGGCGGCACGTGCAACTGGGATAAATTCCCGCCAAACCTTCCCGGGCTCGTAATCCAGCAGACCGGCCCGACCGGACCGCCACCCAACGTCTATGCCGGAATTACGACGACACTTTCTGGGGGTCAGAATGCAACCGTTACTATGCGTGGAACGACGCCCAACTATACGTTTGATTTTGGGATTCCTGCGGGCGTGCCGGGCGGCTCGTTGAGTTATCCGGGGGTAGTTACGGACGGTAATAGTGGGCTCAATGTTTCATCGGGATCGGTAACTGCGAAAATGCTTGGCACGCTCGGTTATGTTACGCCTCAGCTTTGGGGCTCAGGTTCGAATAACCTCGTCGGTTTTTTTGGCAATACTGCCAATTGCAACGGAGCGAGTAAACCTTGCTTTGCTTTTGTCGATAGCTCTTACGCATACGGTGACCACTATACGCCATACACGGCGACGGGCGTGAATGCTTCGATGGGGGCATCGCAGGCCGGTACGCTCGATTTTCGCAGCGGCGCGATGACGTACATTTCGCATGATCCGGGTCCGGCTCCGGGGATAAATCCAAACTACTTTGTAAACTTTTTGATCGGTTGCAACAATACGCTCTTTCAGAATCAGTTTGGGGGAACGGGCCAGGAAACGCGCGGCGACCATTGTTTGCATATGTATTCTAATTTTCGCAGTCCTGGTTTAAATCTGGGCAATGATCCGGTTGGGCCGACGGGTTGGTCGTCGTCGTCAAGTTTCTACATGAACGGACAAATTAGCACAAACGGGATTCACAATCCGATTTCGTTTTATAACGTCAAGGGCGGCGCGGGAGATTTTGCCAATTACATTTATCACTACAGCATGGGGGGCGCGGTTGATGGATCAGGCGAGGGAAACGGAAGTTTGTTTATTGGAAATGGCGAGTGGAGTGGAACCTATACGGGAACGGTGAGCATAGGCGGCGGCGGCGCGGGCGCGACCGTGATTCACACGACTTGCGCGACCGATTGCGGTAATCAGGGTGACGGGCGCATCCTGCTTGACATGAAGGCGGGAGCCGCGTCGGGTTATATGACGGCGCAGACCGCGCCCGTTGGAACATTCACGCCGGGAACTTATACCGTGACCGCGACGGTTACGCCGTCAACGTTATGGGGAACCTTAAATGCCAACGTGGTAACGCCGACGCCCGTGCCGCTCGGAACGGGTTCAACTTTGATGACCTTTGTTGTGAATAGGCTCGGCGGCACTGGGCCTGCGGTTGGCGACTTGGCGTGCTTTGGCGGCCAGTATCACGAGCAAGCGAAACTTACGAGCGTGAGCGGCACGGGGCCGTATACGTTGCAAGCGAAACTGCGCTTTGCGCATGAGGCGTCTAGTTGGGTGATGACGGGCGGGCCGTGCGGAACCTATATCGATTACACGGCAAACCAGTCGATGAGTGTAACTACGGGTCCGGCAAGTCAGTTACTTCGTTATCCCTATGAGATACTTGGCGCGACCGATGCGCATACGCTTGTGTATCGAGTGTTTTCAAAAGGCGGCGGGCTCGGACAGTCGAGCGGGGCAATGCTTCCGGGAACTACGTCGGTGAGCAATATGGTTAACTACGGCGGGCGCGTGACGTTTTCGGTGGGTGCAATTGCGCAATGGCAGAGGTATGTCGGCGCGAGTATTTACATTGCTAGTTCGTCCGATGTAGGCGGAACATTTGTGGGAGCATGTACGGGCGTGACGTGGAATTCTCTTGCCAGCACCATGTCATGCATGCAGGCGAGTTCGATCGGGCAGACGGCGGCGGGTGTGACCGGCACGGTTGCTTACGGGACGACCCCTAACGGAAATACGAATTTCAATCTATGGCCGGGGTGTATGGTTTGGGATGTGACGAACAGTGCGACGAGCCCGCCGACGGTTGATGGGACGTTTGCGTGCGAGGAAAACAATGCGGCCTGGGCCGATAATGATCCTGTTGAAGAATCGCACCACTATGCCGCCGCGTTTAGTTCGCTCAAAACTAATTCCGTTTATGATAATCCGAACGCGGCTTACATAAGCGGCCATTTGCAAACCTACTACGGCGCGGGAGTCAACGGCGGTAATGTTCAGGGCGGCGGGTCCGGTTTCTTTGACTATCTGAGTAACGGTAATGCGGCGTCGATGTATCAGGCGCACGGCGGCTCTTTGACGACGCCGGGCGGGCGTTACATTGTCGGATTGTGGAATTACTTCCAATCATCGCAGTATGCGCCGGATCCATCGGGGTCAGCCGTCACTTACATAGGTTGTCCGGTTTCAGGTTGCACAGATCAGAATTTTACCTATAGCCCGATTATCATGGCGGGAAACGGTGTAAATTCGAGTTTCCAGTATCGACCTTATGCCGATGAAGTCGGGATTATTTCAACCGCGTTTCACTTCTATACCGCAAAACTCGACGGTTTCACGATGGCCGATAATCTGACCTTTTCGAACGTGGCGCCGCCGGTGAACAACGGTTCGGCAACTTTCGGGACCGATGGCACGCTCGTCGCGAGCACGACTTATTACTACTATCTTGTATCTCGTAACGGCGCAGGTTTTAGCCTGCGCTCTCCCGAATTCCAATTGACCACGGGGAGCGGCTCGACGAATCGCAATCACATCCAATGGAAACGCGTGCCGGGCGCGACCGTCGCCACCTATGTTTGCGAGGGCACATCGAGCAATGGAGAAACTCAACTTATCAATGTGGGACTAAATCAAACCTCGTATGAAGACATTGGAACCATGCCGACGGGCACGTGTCCGGGCCTAACCGATTCATCTTATACGGGGCCAGTCGGAGCGGCTTTCGTAAAGATGACCGTGCCGGGAACGGCTTTTGTCAATACTGTCCAGCCTTCGGCGAGTCAGGCTGTAAATACTACGACTACGCTTCCAGCGGCAACCGGCACGCTGGCGCTGACCGCGCAGATTGTTGCGGTCCGCGCGGGCTCGTGGTCAATCTCTTCTGCAACTTCGGTACCGGTTACGTTTTCGCCTGCTTTCAACGTGACTCCGACCAGTTGCGCGGTAACTCCGACGGCAGACCCGACCGCTGTAGGTGCGATCTGGTATACATCGCTGACGACCAGTGGCTTTACGGTCAATGTACATACGAGCGGGACGATTGCCGGAACCTATCAATGCCTAGTGAACGCAACCTCACCGACGCGCCGCGGTCCTCCGCGTCATCATCCGCCTAACCAGCAGCTACCGGCTCCGCCGCGTCATCATCCGCCTAACCAGCAGCTACCGGCTCCGCCGCGCCGTCGCCCGGGTGGGGGAAGAAACTAATATGGCAACGATCACCCTGAGCGGTAACACGTACACGCTGATTACGTTGCCTGTTACTCCTGCGCCTTCGGCGATCTCGATTGCGATGACGGATACGGTCGCGGTGGTTGAATCGCCATTCGTTCCTGCTCAGGCTCAGACGATGGTCTGGCCCGCGGCCGATCGCTGGAGCATGGATATCTCTTTGCCTAAGATGCAGCGCGCGACCGCGGTGGCGTGGATTGCGTTTTTAGCCGCGCTCCAAGGGCTCACGAATGTTTTTCAGATCGGGGATCCACTGGGGAAGCGCCCGACCGGTATCGCTGAAGGTACACCGGTCGTCGCGGCCGGGAGTGTGCTCAATGCGGTGGGCGCGATCGCGCTTTCGACGCGCGGCTGGACGCCGAACAAGTACGGCCAGCTATTGCCGGGCGATTACGTCCAGATCGGGCTCCGGCTCTATCAGATCACCGCGCAGGTCAATGCCGATGCCAGCGGCAACGCTACGCTGGCCATCTGGCCGTCCCTGCGCGAGACGCCCGCGGACGGGACCGCGGTGGGGCTGGTTAATCCGGTCGGTGTTTTCCGGCTCTCTTCGAACAAGCGCCAGTGGCACGCTTCGCCCGCGAGCCTGACCGAGCTCGGTTTCAGTTGTAACGAGGTGGTCTAGCGTGCCGCGCAATATCGAGGCAACGATGCTCTCGTCGTTGACCTCCAACCTGATCCGGCCCGGCTTCCTCGCCATGCTCACGTTCCATACCGGGACGCGCTACGTCTGGACCGGTCTCGGTAATCTTGTCTACGCGGGCAATACCTATGAGGGCGTGGGCTCGCTTGGTACGATCGGCGCGATTGACGAAGGTACCGAAGTGAGGGCCAGCGGAACCACCGTGACCCTGAGCGGGATCGATCCGGTTTTGCTCGCCGAGTGTCTCTCCGATATTCAACTGGGAGCTCCCGCCGCGATTTACTTTGCGCTCTTCGATGCTGCTCTTAATATCATCGGTACGCCCTATCCGCTTTTCGTCGGTACCGTCGATCAGCCGGTGATCGCGATCGGGACGGATACCATGTCGATCTCGCTCAAGCTCGAAAACAAGCTCATCAATTTGCAGCGCGCCAATATGCGCCGCTACACGGCCGCGGATCAGCGCCGGTATTATCCCGCCGATACCGCTTTCAACTTTGTGGAGCTCGGGAACGATCTGGCTTTGAAGTGGGGTTGAAATGTTAGTCAGGAAAGAGCACTGGGCGACGCGCGCCTTCAATGATTTTCTCATGGCCCGTGCGCGGGAGCCGTTCGCGTGGGGATCGAACGATTGCGCCTTAATGGCCGCGGACGGGATCGAAGCCATGACCGGCGTCGATATCGCGGCTGATTTTCGCGGCCGCTATTCGACCGAGGCGGAAGCCTTCGCTCTGATTCGCGCGGTCACCGGAGGCGAGACGGTCGAAGATGCCGCGGCTTACTGTGCGGCTCAGTTCGATCTTCCCGAATGGGTGTATCCGTGGGGAGCTTCGCGCGGTGATCTAGTTATTCTGCCCGATCAGGGCAGGTTAATCAGCGGGTTGGTACATCTGAATGGCCGCGATGTGGTTGCGGTGGGGGAAGAGGGTTTAAAGCGGCTCTCGTTTACTTCCATCGTAAGGGCTTGGCATGTCTAAGGCCATTGCGGGCGCGTCGATGATCGCGGGCGCTCTCGCGATCGGCACTATTCTCTTTCTCCAGCCGGAGTTGATCCTTGCCTTCAGCCCGTTGGGCGTCAGCCTCCTGAACGGTGTCATCATGGGACTGTTCGGCGGCGGGCTCTCGATGGAAGCCGGAGCTCTGGCTCAAGCTCTGACTTCGAATCGCGGCCAGAACATTACCACCCGGGTTGCGGCCGGGCTGCGCCAGATCATTTATGGACAGCAGCGGGTCGGGGGCGCGATTCTCTATCAGTCCACGACCGGCGCGGGCGGCAGCGGCGGCAACTACGTCTATAACTTCGTTATTGCGATCGCCACCCACGAGATCGATGCTTTCATCAATTTGTATCTCGATGCCCGGCAGGTCTTCTGGCGTCAGGACGGGAATGCCGCCAACGTGGGCTGCGGTTCGGTCTGGAAGTCTTCGGTGGGGGGCGCGGCCGGGCCGCTCGCGCCGGTTCTGACTTGTACGGTAGCGATCGCAGGTGGCTCCGTGACCGGGATTACGGTTGCCGGGACGCCTTCCGGATACAGCCCTATCAAGGCAGCGCGGTACCGGGTCCGGATCGCGGGCGGCGGGGGATCGGGCGCGGCCGCTTATGCGACTAACTCCGGTACCGGTTCCATCCCGGTTTTCACCGTCCATGTGACCGCGGGCGGCTCCGGCTATACTTCCCCACCCTTCGCCGAGGTGCAGGGCGCGTACGTCTTCGGAGGCGTAGCCGCAGCCGACGATCAAGACCCGTCCCACGTCGGATACGGAAGCGGTTATGGGATCGCGCCCAGCGGCGAGCATTACAACTTCAGCGGCAAGGTATTCGCGGAGGTTCGCTTCGGGGATCAGCTTCCCGGCGACAGCATGACGTCACTCACGGCCAACGATCCCAACTGGCCGACGACGGCCAACGCGGGCGGGGTGGCGTATCTCTACCTGAATATCGGATATGACACCCAACTCTTTCCTTCGCTGCCGGAAATCCGCATCACCGTCAACGGGAAAAATACCATCCTCGATCCGCGCACCGGTCTATCCGGCTTCACCGCGAACTGGGCGCTTCAGGTTGCGGACGTAATCAATGATTCGCTCTTCGGGCTGAACGATCCTTCGGTAAACAACGCCCAGTTGATCGCCGCGGCCAACGTCTGCGACGAGCTCGTGACCACTTCGCAGGGAGCGGAGCAGCGTTATGGGCAGCACCTTCATTACGACACTTCGATGGGGCCCGGTGACGCGCTGCAGATGATGATGCCTTCGGCGGCGGGCCGTCTGGGGCGCGTGGGCGGGGAATGGTGGATCTGGCCCGCTTACTGGCAGGGTCCGAGCTTTTACTCCGGCGTGGGCGATCTGATCGATACGCCCTCGTGGGCTCCCTATCGCAGCTTCAAAGAATTGTTTAACAAGGTCAGCGGGACGTACACCGCGCCCAACTTTCCTTATGCCACGGCCGGGAACCTGTACGACAAAAACGGCTGGTATTACGGCACCCGGGATAACGTCTGGCCGCTGGCGTGGCAACCGACCAACTTTCCCGAGTATGCCGCCGATTCGCTCCACGGCTATGCGGCCGATGAGTATCTGGAGCAGGACGGCGGTATTCCGCTGCCCAAAGAGCTCTCTCTGCGCGGCGTGATCTCGATTGTTCAGGCGCAGCGTATCGCCAAGATTACGCTGATGCGGAACCGGTTTCAGGGCTCGGGTACCTTCCTGATGAGCGCGGATGCGTGGAAGATCCAGCCCTGCGACGTGATCGCGTTCACGTGGAATATCTTCGGCTGGACGGATCATCTCCTCGAAGTAATCTCCGCTAATTTTACGTGCGCGCCTTTGCAGAATCGTCAGGGTGGCAGCGAGGAAGATTCCGCTCTGGCTCTTACCGTGCAGCTATCGGTGATCGAGACCGACCCGACCGTCTATGAGTGGGCGATCGCGGAGGAGCTCACCGTCTACGATGTACCGGCATTTGCTAATCAGATTCCGACCGTGCCCGCTCCTCCCACCGTCTTCACGGTGACGAGCTCCGCGGCTACGGCCGTGATCGGAGCCGATGGGGTCGTGATCCCGCGCGCCGAGCTCCAGTGGAATTCGCCTCTGGATATTTCCGTGACCTACATCCAGATGCAGTATCAGGCCGCGGGAGCGAGCGCGTGGATCGAAGCTGGGCAGGTAGACGTGGGCCTGTTCGTGGGCTTCATCTCCGGCGTGATTGCCGGGCAGACTTACAACTTCCGGATTCGCTCCATCCGCCGCCCGGGCGTATGGTCTGCATGGGTAGAAGTCGATGGCGCGGTGATCAGCATCACGCTTTCCAATACCACCGGGATCGGGTACGCGGTCGCGCCCGCGGGCACTCTGAGCGCGCAGGCTCTTTCGGATGGGACCGCGCAGATTACCGTGAACACGTTCACTGCGGTGTGGGGAAACTTGAGCGTCTTCTGTACGCCGTCACCGCATATCCTCGGGGGCTTGAATCAGTCGCAGTTGTATTACGTGTATTATGTCGATCCCACCTTTGCGGGTGGCGCGATTACTCCGGTGGCAACCGGGAACAGTACCGATTTTGTCAATAAGGTGGGTTACTTCCTGATTGGCTCGATCGTGACGCCGAGCTACACCCCGCGCTATCATCCCAGCACTTCGCACGATTCGGGAGCTAATGGAACGCAGACGCCGAGCGGTGCATATGACAACGATGTGACCACCGACGCGCAGGTCGGTGCCGTGCTCTGGAGTACCTATCAGTCAGGGATCAACGAATATGTTCCGAGTACGGCGAGCGGAGATTGCGTCTGGAGCGGCTTCCCGGCGATCGCGGCTCCGGCGACGATGACCCTGCACGTACTCGTCGCGACCGATGTTGTTTCCGGCACCAACTGTACGATGAACATCATTGCGCACGTGGGCGGGACTACGACCACACTAGTATCGCTGTCCGCTTCGAGCGCGAAAGCCGATTACACGTTGTCGATCGCTTCCGGAACGGCTCTCAATACCATCAGCGTGGAGGGCACGGCTTCCATCGTCGCGCCCAGTCCGAGCTCTACCAACCTGAGCCAGTACGCCCATCTTGAAATCTTTGAAATCTACATCGAGTAACTGCGATGACGGCATTTGAATTGATCGATTCATTCTTCGCGCGGCCGCAGCCCGGCCGGGCTTCGCACGAGCGCCGTATCACCACGCGCCAGCTTGGGTATCTGAAAGACCTGATCGGAGCCGATCCCGAGGGTGGAGCGATGGCTCCGGCCGGGCCGGGCGTGTGGTACTGGACGCCTGCGGGCCGGAACAAGTATGAGATCACGGAAGATTATGGCAAGGCGGGGCATAAAATTGCCCGGCTCTCGTCAGGACGCGCAACGGGAACCGGGCACTTGTTTACGTAAAAGTTTATTTTGCGGTGATCAGAAGATAGATCAGAGCAGCCGCGATCGCGGTTACGAGATTGCCGGCAATGACGGCCAGAACGACCTTCCCGAAGGTAAGCCGCGGAGCCGGAGCCGCGGTGGTTAATAAGCCTGCGGGAGCAGGGAGCGGATTCGCTTGATGGTTGCGCCGCGTGCTCCAGATGCCGAAGCCGACAATACCAGCGCAGAATAAGCCCGCGATGAGGGCAAAGAGTTGATAGGATGTCATAGTTTCTCCGTTTTCTTTTTGCGGTTGCGGCTCGGCTTGGATTTCTGCGCGAGCTCCTGTTCATAGCTTTCAAACGTGAATAGTTTTGGTTTCCCGGCCGGATTCCGTACCAGCCCGCGCGCGCCCGGTCGCGGACGGCGGGCAATCGCTTGGTTGCGGGCAGCGAGGATGAGCGCGTCTTCGATCTCCTGATGACAATGAGGGCAGATCATCGATGTTTCCCTTTCAGTATTGGTGCCGTCGGCGAGATGGTACGCGCTCAGGATGCGCGCGCACAATTCGGGATCGGTCTGGATCGCGGTCTCGTTGGCTTTGCGGTCGTTCGCGGAGAGCTCGCCCCAAAATCGCCGCTGGCGTGGCGCGCTACGTACGCGAAGCAGGAGACGTTATTGCGATCGAGCGCGTCCAGCGCGCCCGGTGTGGATACGAGCGCGCCGAGCGCGAAGCGCGGCTTCATAGCACTTCCCGAACCGCGCGGTTCATATCCGCGCGGTACTGCTGGTTATATTCGTTCGTCCGGATCCATTCCGCAAATTGCGGACTATAGCCGCGGTCGCGCCGTTCTACGACTTCCATGCGGAGTCGGTTGGCATCGCGTACGAGCTCCACGACCGCGGTCTTGGAATACTTCCGGCCGTCTTCGATCTCCGGAACGTCCTGCCCGATCATGGCGTAGACGGCATACGCCGCGCTTTTGAATTCGATCCGGAACTGTTCCGGAATCGGAAGCTGTTTGATTTTCGATTTCATTTTTTACTTTCCTTCCTTCTGGTCGATCATCTGGTGGAGCTCGGTCATATTCGCGGCTTTCAACATCTGGAACGGGCCGGGCTTGTGCGCGCAAACGTATTCCGGGTGAATGGTGATGACCCAATGCCGGTATTCGAGCCCGTTGGTCTGTTTCTTCGCTTCGGTCGGGAACCATTTGCCGGGTATTTTCATTAGGTGTTTCTCCTCTGTACCGTTAATCGGTACCCTTTCAGGGTACCGATTAACCGGTTAATCTGTCCATCCCCTGTCCCTGCAATACTTTCCGGTCTTCAGGTACGCAGGTAATCGGAAGCCTGTCACGCTTCTGCGTATGGAGGGGTGAGACGGATTTCGGGAGCCGCGGGCGGTCGAAGTGGCCCATCGAGCCGAAACGAGCCGCGCGGCTCCCGGCCGTCTCGGGGAGGATGGATAAGCCCGGCCCGGGCCTGTCAGGCGTGCCACCGGGCTTGCACGGCCCGCGGCAGGGGTGTTATCGTGTCAGTCGGTTCCGGCCGGTGTAGTTGGCCGCGGCTTTCTTCGCCTTCAGGCATGGGGGTGGGAATCTGTCTCCGCGGTTTTCGTACCCGGCCGGGCCGGAAGAGCCATAAGCGCGAGAGTGCCATACCAGAGGAGCGAGCCACCTGAGGAGAGCGTGCCACGAATAGAGAAGCGAAGCGGCCGGTCCCGGGAGTATCCGAGACCGGCCGCGGTCATTCTGGGGTCGGGTTGACGAAAGAGGCATTATCGGACGCGATTTTATTGCTGCCGTGTAGCCTCTGTATTTTCCATAATGCAGTCCGCGATCAGGGCCAATTTCACCTCGATCCCGGCGAGGCAGCGGGCAATGTGATTAGAGCACAAGGATCTGGTCGCGCTCGAAACCCTTCGTCTCGCTGAAATTATCCCATTCTTGAAATGTCTTTTCGATAGTTTCAGGCATCGTTTCTCCCTTCCTTCCTTGCGCGGAACTTACGCACGTTAATCCGGACTGCGCACTTCTGGGAACAGAATTTCTGCCCGCGGCGGATCGGGATGAAGGTGTTCTCGCACCCTGCGCAGGTACGGACCTCGAATGTCTTGACCGTAGTTCGCCAAACATGGATTTCCGAAGGCGTCTTGCTGCCCGGCTCGCCGTAGTGTCCGCGCTTCAGTTTCTTTACGATTTCCTCTGCCTCTTTCAGGGTGCCGGAGCGTACCAGATAGGGAATCCCATAGCTGCCGTCGTTAGGCCAGTAGACACTCACCTCTAAATAGCTGGTCGTTTTCATACCTGCCTCTTGGCTTCCACCTTGACCGTTCTGTCCCCGACCAGATCGCGATATTTTCCGTCGGGCGCGCGCCGCAGCGCGACCCAGCGCACATAGTCTAAAAATATGCCCTCAAACTTCAGGGCCAGAGAATCTTCGCCGCTCGATACCAGAAACACGGTCGCCTCGACACGCTGCCCTCCGCTCTCGATCCACACCAGATCACCGGTCTTCATCGCGGGATCATCTCCTCGATTGCGGCTTGAATCAGAGCCCGGGCTCCCGGTCCCTTCCACGACTCCATCGGTATGACCACAATCTTGGCCGCGACTTTGGCTAGCTGCGCGTTGACCAGACTGCGATGGCGGGTGACGATCAGGATGGGCTTGTCCAGAAGTATGGCCGCGCCGACTTCGAGCGCAAGCTTGGAGTCAATGCGGTCGGTCAGGATTACCATGGCGACGAACGTCTCTGCCATCTGCGGCAGTACCACGTTTTCGAAGTGTTCGAGATAAGGATTGAAGTCGGTCATTGCGGTTCCCATCGCGTCTTGTAGCGCAGGATGAATTCATCGAGCTCGGTCTGGATCATACTCATATGATTGAGATCATTCGCGGTCGGCTCCATACCCGGATCGAGGATCGAGTTAATGGTAGCGAAGAGGTGTTGGGCTCCGGCAAAAAACGCGTTGCGCATTTCCTCAATCTGGATCTCCGGAGCATCGGCCGGGATCGAGATGAAGCGCAGGGCGGCGAATCCGGCTTCGATCAGCTTTCCCTGATTGATAAGCGCGCGGCAGATCGCGTCATGATCGGCTTGGTTTAACATCGTTTCCTCCCCGTTTCAAAGGTTCGCGATCTTGGTCATGAGGTCATCAAGGGTCGTAGTTTTTTCGCTCGTGACGTCATACCATTCCCGGGCGTTGTTAGGTGTGCGCAGATAATCGATCAGAATGCAGATCAGAGCGGCGCGCTCCATGCGTGTGAGCTCGATCGAGATAGTCTCAGGTTCAGCCATCGATCACCACCAGTCCGGCGTTTTGAAAATCATCATTCCCTTCCTTCGATGGCGCGCAGCATGGCCGCGGTATCGCCCTGGCGCCAATGGCCGAAAGCGGTCCAGCAATTCCGGCACAGGACGCAGACCACCCGGCCGGGCTCGTTCAGCATGGTTTGCGATCGCGCGTCTACACCCAAGAGCCGCTCGCAGACCCGGCACTGGGTTTGCATCGCGCCTACCGGCATGTGCTCCCACGGCCCGGCCACAATGACGACCGCGGCTTGCGGCCCGGGAGCTTCCACCCGGTTGCCGTTGATATCCCAGAATTTGCCGCACATCTGGAGAAAGTCTTCGTTATTCACTTCTGGAAATCCTTCCGTTCATCCCGGCCGGATAAGCTCCCGGCCGGGACCGGTTCCCGCGGCTCCACGTGGAATTGATGGCAGTGGCCGCAATACCGCTGGCGGATATCCTCCGGGTGAAAAGAGCGAAAGCCGCAACGCAGACAAAGGATCGCGGTACCGCCCTGAACCAGCAGATAGGTTTTCACGTTTTCACCTCCGAGCCCGGGAGCGGTGTGAGCGGTTGACCTTCCTTCCGTTGACGGCTCCGCTCCGCATAGATTTTCTGTTTGGCCAGATCGCGGTTTTTGGTTTTGGGCTTCGATTTCTTCCAGCGCGCATCCGCGGCCGCGGTTGCGGCTTTCTTCCGTTTGGCTTTTCTCCGCCGCCGCTTCATCTCTGCCGACTTCTGCGTGGCCGTCATCGAATCCCAATATCCGCCTTGGCCGGTTCGCCGCTTCACTTTATCCGGCGCAGCTTCGCGGGTGGGGTGCTCGGTTGCAGCCGGTGTTCGGCGACCATGTGTTCGGTCAACCACTTCCACCTCTGGTGCTGCGGGATGTGCTTGCCGGGGCGCATGTGGCAACCGGGCACTTGGCATGTTATCCACTGGCGTTCCGACAAGTGCCGATCCCACGAGTGGGGTAACTTCCAAGGGATCAATGCCCTTGTTGAAGCAGTAGTATTCGATTTCGAGCTCGATGCGTCCGTGGAGATACTGGACGGCATCGCGGATCTGGCGAGGTTTCGCGTCATGTAGTTTCACTCCTTGTGTCTTCCTTTACTCGGTGAATTTCGGTGGGGAAATTGCGTACAGGAAATTTATTTTTTCTGGCCCTCGGTGGGGCTCTTGGGATCGGACCGATGATTCTCCTCTTATCCTCCCGGGTATGCCAACGGATGTAACAGAAAGTTAACAACTTCATTTTCACTTCATGAATAATACGGGCTGTCCGATCGAAGTTGTTCATATTTCCACAGGGAAAGAGTATCGCCAAAAGCTGCAAAAGGGTGCAAGGATCGAGGGTCGCAAGCTATCAGCCCGGGCTCGATTCGTTACCCGGGGAATGGTTCGAAACGTCTCGAAAGGCACCGAAAGTTACCTGATACGGCTCCGGCCGGTCCGGTTTTGCTCCGGGTCCGTATTTTCTGATGGATAATCGGAAGCCCAAGGGTTAGGATCGGGGGTTGGGTTTTCTGACCTGACTACCCGGGCCAGCGAGGTTGAAAAATGACGCAGGGAGCATATAGCGGGCTGGGCAAACGGGCCATGGAAATTGCCGAAGCGGAAACGGTAGAGCTCCTCCGGATCGAGGATGATCTGTTGGCGGGCCGGGAAGCCGAAGCGCTGGCCGGGATGAGAAAGTATTTCACTACGCACTTGAAACCAAAAAAACCAGTAGACAGGGAGCAATATGAAAGCGAAGAGAAAGCCAGAGCTTAAAAGCCGACCCGTGATCCAGTTGATCCGGGTCTCGACTTTAGCTCAGGCAGACGAAGGGAAATATGGGATACCGGCACAGGAGGAAGCCTGTGCGCGGATCGCGCTTCAACACAACCTAGTGATTCCGCCGCAGTGGAAATTTCAGATCGAAGACGTGAGCGGCTCCGCGGTGAGAAGCTCTCCGAAAATGCAAAAGATTCTCCGCATCGTGGAGAGCGGAGCTTGCGGCGGGATCGTGATGAAAGAGGAATCGAGACTGATGCGCAAGCTCGATTCCGAAGTGCTTGACGTACTGAAAGAGCATAGGGTCAAGCTCTATCTTCTGGACGGGATGCTTGACCAAGGTGAGAGCTCTTCGAAGCTCCTCACCGGGATTAAATATCTGTTCTCGGACTACGAGCGAGACGTTATCTGCGCTCGGATGACGGGCGGAAAGTTTTCCAAGCGGAGGAGCGGAGAGTGGGCCAGCGGACGAAAGTCTGTCGCCTTCGGTCTGGAGCTCTACAAGGATGGTAAAGCGGACAAGCTCCGGCCGGGAGCAGAGATCGAGAAAGTCATCGAGCTATTCGAGACCTTCGTGACGAGCGGTGGCTTTATTTCCTTCGGAGAGCTCGCGACCAAGACACGGATACCCTATAAAGCGGTGACGTACATTCTCAAGAACGAAATCTATACCGGCTATCACGTTCCCAAGAAGACGGCCGGAAGTCCAAAGGGCAAGAAAATGAATGTCCTTCGTGAAGACGGCTCTCTGCGCTACCAGAGGCGTATTATCATTCCTGTTGAAGAGCGTGAGCGGATTAAGATGTTCGACAATCCTCCGATCTCGGAGGCGCTCTTTGCTCAAGCTCAGCGGTTGCTAGCGTTACGGGAGGAGATGCGCTTGAAGACTCGCGAAGACAGAGGTGATGATCCGTTCGTCTATCGAGGCTTGCTTAGGTGTGCCGAGTGCGGCCGGAAGATGATCACGGTTGCCTATACGAACAAGAGCGCGCACCACTATGAAGCTCAGTACTATGTCTGTCAAGGTGCTCACGGAGCGCGGACCGCGAAGGGCACTTGGAGAGTAAAGTGCGGTACTTGTCCGACTAGGCGAATTCGCAGAGAGAAATTGGAGGAGATTATCGACGATAAGGTTGTTCAGCGTCTTGCGAATCCTAAGCTCATCGATGAGCTCGCTAAAGGTCTCTCCGAGCACTCGCAAGCGGACACGCTAGAGCGCCTCAAACGTCTCGATGAGGAGATCGAAGAGCTCTTGCGTTCTCAGGCTCGTCTCGAAGATGCAGTTGTCCGCGGGAAGATCAGCCCGGAAGGATTTGACCGGAATGATAAAGAGCTCAAATTAGAGCTCCAAGCGGCTCGCGCGGCACGTGAGAAAATCCGTCCGAATCTCAGCCGGATGACGCCGGAGATGTGGGTGCCGATCGCGAGGAAGTTTAAGCTCTGGAAGCGGCTCGTGAATAACGAGAAGCGAATGATCCTTGCTTCGCTCGGTTCTCACTTCGAGGTCGCCGGATACCCGGGCAAGAAGTATCACGAGACGATCATCAAGGTGAAGGGATTCCGCTTGAGCTTAGGTGGTCAGGGCGATAACAAATCCGCGGAGCTGTCTGCCGATCTCGATGACGGCTCCGGCGTGACCGGATTGGTTCCTATTGGAAGCCCAACGTATTCGGCCAGCGATAGAAACCAATCCACCATGTATCTGACTCTATAAGGTTTAGCAATTGGGCGGCTCGCTTCGGCGGGCTGCCCATTTTGATTTTGGCGCTAATTTCGTTCCGGAGGAGCATATGCAAATGATAAATGAGGAGCCCGATCCGGCCATAGACGGTCGCGTGAGAACCGATATGCCCGGCCGCTCTAACGGCCGCTCTTGGCCGTCGTCCGATGCGGCCGGTCCGGACGTACCCGATGAAGCTGGCAGGCTCATGTACAGGCTTGCGCTCGTCGCGTTGGCCCTCGCAACATCTCAGCTTGAAATCCGATCGAATGGGGACCGGGTTGCGATCTGTACTAGCTGCGGTGAAACGACTTCGAACGGGAGCGTATGGAACCATCGGCCGGGCTGTCTCGGTGCCGAAGTTATCCGGCTGGTAGACGAACTAAAGCGTGCCGGAAGTCTGAATTCAAATCTTGACGGAAGGGAGGATGCTAGGACGGGAACAGATGGGACGGCAATCGGCCGCGCTCCGCTTTCCGTGAGCCGTGGAATTTTTACTCCGGATCGGAGCCCGGTACGTTCCAGATTGTCGATGGCGACGGCTGTACTTTGGCGATCATCTCGGGACGATTTTTGAACCGGCTCGCGATCGCGGAACGGATCACGGCTTGCGTCAATTTTTGTATGGGGAATACCACGGAGCTCCTGAACGAGCTTCACGGTTTTGACATTGTAGGGGTGGAATGATGAGTACAAAACGTGCGGGAGATTCTTGTTGGGAAAAAGCGGATTTAGATGAGCCGCTTTTCGTCTTGAGAGCTCAGGACGCGACCGCTCCCGAGGTCGTCGAATTTTGGATCAAGATCAATCCGCAGGTTCACTTTCAATCCGCCAGCTTCCGGTTTTGCCAAAGACGCATCGCATCCGCAAGAGCCTGAGCTTCGATTCCCTTCGGCGTAAAGTTATGAAGATCCAGTTTGACAGCGAATTCGAAGAGGTGATCATCGATGGCGCGCGGATTTCTCTTCAGGTTTTGGCGACGTTGGTTAATTCGGACCCGATGCGCTATTACAGATTTCTTCGACTCGGGTCAACGGTTTATGTCAATTCGTATTCCACGCAAGCTGAAGCAGACTCAGCCTTCACCGCGGGATTCCGGCCGGTGTTGTAGGTGTGCCAACCGGCACGAGGGATGGCCCGATAAGGATGACCGCGGAGAGCTTTGTCAGATGTGTTGGGAATCGCAATGTTCCGAATCGTTTTGGAAAGCCTTCGGGAAGCGGGAGGTTTAACTCATGGCCGAACCGGTACCGGGAACGTGTCGTCATTGTGGCTGTACTGAAAGCTCGCCGTGCGCGCTTCCTTCGGGTGGCGGTGATACGTGCGGCTGGATCGATAAGACGCGCACCGTTTGTTCGTCGCCGGGATGTATTAAAGCTGAGACCGAGCGAAAGATTAGGGACCGGCCGCGGCCGCTGACGTCAGCCGATATTCATCAACTAATTCGGCGGCGTAAGAAAACGCGAAAGGCAGCATAAATGCTCAAGTGGTGTGTGGATTGCTTAATCGCCGATATGAAAATTGCGAGAGACCTTCGAGCGGTTGGCTTTGACAGGGATCGGCCGTTAGACGAGTTTTCTATTGTTTCGGAGCAGCTCTCCGATTATGACGCGGAGATGATGCTGCAACGACGGGAACGGAACCAACGACTGAGGGTAAAGGCGCGGGAAAAGCGCGAACGAGAGCGCGCCCGCCGTTTTTATTGGAGGTGGCAATAATGCCGGAACTACAGGGCGACCTGGCTGTTATCGACATCAACACTATCAATGAAGGCGCGATGATCGATGGCTTTGCGATCGAGCTTCGCAAGGCACTTGAAAACATCGCTGACCTAAATACTCCGGCCACGGCAGTACGCGCGGTACGGCTCGAATTGATTCTCAAACCTCACTCCGATCGCGTCGTTATCGAGACAGAATTCAAGTGCGGCTCGAAGCTCGCCTCGATCGAAACACACAAATCTAAAATCTTTCTCGGTCGGGCCGAAGAGGGTGCGCTGGTTGCCTTTGACGCCGATCCGCGGCAGATGCCGCTCTGGAGTCCACCGAAGCCCGCGAAAGCTCCGGACCCGATTGAATTCAGGGCCGGGAATTGAGCCGAAGAGTGATGTGCGCGTGCGGAGAAGTCAATCTCAAACGGACTGACTTTTGCGCTGACTGTGACACGGGAATACTTCACACGCGCGAGTGCTGCCGCCGACTACGGGGCGCTTTTGATTGGGGATCCGCCGCAAGCGGGAAGGGAGAAACGAGTGCTCAAAACAGGGACGACAAATCTGCTCATGCGGCGGTCAGGGAGCCGGGTTAGCGCCCGGCTTCTGTCTATTCATTCTGATTAACCGGAGCGGAGCCGGAGCTCCGCAGACAGGGATTGAACGTGATCGCTGAAGCTCTCCAATATCTTGCGAAACTACAAACGCCGAAGAATCCGATCACCGTCGAAGTGAACGGCAAGAATTATGCCGTCCGGGTTGACGGGACACTTGGCGAATACGTCCGAGACCCGGACCCAACGATTCAGAAGCCGACACTCTGTGTTTCAACATTGTCCGCGGTGGTGGCAGCGTACAAGGCACAACTCGATGGACTTGAGTCGTCTAAAGTGGCCGTCTGCGTTGTCGATCCTAGAACGGTGCGAATCGTGGATATTGTTGCCGATGACTTCGGGAACCGGCATCAGTACGTAAGCGCGCGCCACGATGCTGAGACCGATTTTGCTTTTGACAACTACTATCTTCCCGAAGATTTCATCATCAAATTCCGCGCGGGCTTTTACTTCAACGACGAGGCGACGAAGGTCCAGCAGCTATGTTCGAAGCTCGAAACTGGTTCAACGGTGAGCATCGCCGATGACGGAATGTCGCAGACGGTTGTAATCTCTACCGGAACGATCAACAAAGCTCCGGTAACGCTACCGGCCGAAGGTGTTCCTCTGATTCCATGGCGCACCTTCCGTGAAGCGACGCCGGTCGAGAGTAAATTCCTGCTACGAATGAAGACCGCGAAGGATAGCCTGCCGCGGATCGCACTCTTTGAGATCGATGAAAAGTGGATTCGTGACACGATGAATTCGGTTCGCGATTATCTGCGCGAGCAACTTCCCGAAGCATTGATTATTGCCTAACGTTTCTGGCTTCCGCACCGAGTTTACCCGGACCGGTGTGGGAGGTCCGCGGTGTTTCATGCGCTGTACACTCCCTGTCCGGCGCTTGCGATGCCGCGGGCTCCTTTCTGATGTAGACAATGAGGTTAATTCCGCGGTGAGCCACGAATGGATAAAACCGGCGTATGAGACCCGGCTCGGGAATCCGATCGCGAAGGGTGTACTCGCCCTGATTGCCGATCAGATGAACGGCGAGGGTTACGGGTGGCCGTCGATTGATTTCATCGTGAGATTAACCGAGCAGAACAAGCGCACCGTGCTTCGGGTCATACAGGTATTTATCGAGATCGGGCTCATCATCAAAATCGATCGCGGCCCGCGGCGTACTCCCGGGATCCAGTTAAATACCGAGCTCCTTGGGGCGAATCTTGTCGAGCGGTATGCGGAGCAATTCCGATTGGCGCAGGGGAAAACATCGGGGAGCGGGAAACGTCTCAGAGACATCGAGGAAAACAACGTCTCAGAGACACACGAAAACGTCTCAGAGACACACGAAAACGTCTCAGAGACACACGAAAACGTCTCAGAGACATTTCCCCCACACCCCCTATTAGGTAGACCCGTTATAGACCCATTAAAGACCCAACCCCATAGTCCCCAAAAGCTGCCAACGAGTCCAGAACGGATCGAGGAGCTGCGAAAGATCGACTATGCCGTGACAGCAACAACGCAGGGATGCGGTTTCACGTCTTCCCGGCTCGCGCGCATCATCCGGAAAGTAATCCAGCAGGAAGCGGATAAAGGCGAGGCACCAGCAACGACCGCGCTCCAGCTTATGACGTGCTGGCAGCGATATTGTCGCGCGGAGCTTCGATTCAAGTGGAGCGCATCGAAGTTTTTCGGCGAAGGGTATTGGAATAAGCCGGAGAGTTGGCCCGAAGTAAAACAGCCGTTTCTCATCGATCGCGGTTTACGGTCCCTGTGAGCGAAATTGTTCCCCGAGGAACAATTGGTCCACGTGGAACAGAAATCCGTTACCGATTCTACGTAGAAATGGAGCGAACGAAATGACGCGTGGCAAACGTCGCTATGAGCTCCCGAAGTACCCGAAGTTTTGTATTCGAGGATGCGGCCGGGAGCGGCGGCGCGGCCAGCGGGAATGTAACGTCTGCCACGCGGCTACGACGCGCGCGTATCGGCAGAGAAATGCAGATGAGATCGCGAAGCTGAAGCGGGAGCTCGCGCGGCTCCGCGCCGAGAATGAAATGTTAAGGGAGGAAGCGGGAATATGAGACCCAAATCAAACGTGGTTGTCGTCGGAATTCGGCCGGAGCTCCGCTACACGCTGCGGATCGCGGGGCGGGTCAGAGTTTGGTCAGTTGAGACGATGCCGGAATTTGTCCGGCTTCGCGCGGTCACGATCGACGCGGTGATTGTGGATTATCGGGACGCGCCGATGTTGGCACGGAAGGTCGTGAACTATCTTCGCCGGTTCCCGATCTCTGCCAGGAAGATTCTTATTGCTCCGCGGGAAGAGCAGAAGCGGGAGCCGGTTTGCGACGTTACGGTACGCGACGGTTTGCGCTTTTACGATCAGTTGTTGTTAGTCCTGCGGTTTGCGTTAGCGCGAAAGCGCGGACCAGCAAAACAATCGGCGGAGAAGACAACGTGGACGCCACCCAAACCAGTTTCGGCTTCGCGATAACTGGCGAGCCGGAGCCGCGCAAGCGAACCCGGCCGGAGAAACGCCCGGCCGCTAATAATGCTCCGACGAGCGGAACACTCAACGCGCTTATGCTGGAAATTCTCGCCGATGGCCAGTGGATTATGCCGTGGGAAATTTGTGAGAAGCTCCGCTATAGCTGGCAACTGCGGGCCAGCGATTCGTCGGTTACGGCTCGCTTACGCGACTTACGCAAAGTGGAATTCGGCGGGCATACGATCGAGCTCCGCAAGCGGGCCGGATCGCGGGCATATGAATACCGGCTCGTAAAGTGAGGATAGATTTGCCTGTTTTGAGAAAGCTCTTTGGTGTGGAATGTGTTCGGTGTCGCGTGGCTGGTCATCGGTGTCAAGCGCAGATCTCGACAGATGAAGGTGCGCTCTGTCTTCGTTGTGCGGACGATGAGCCGTGTGCGTATGTATCCGCGGCCGCGGCTTCGCGCGCGGAGCGGCTCGCTGCGGTTGTCGATCCGTGCGAGGTTCCGGAAGTCACGCGCGCCGATCGCAAGGCAATCCGAGAGATGCCGCGGATTACATCGATTCACGCAACGAAGGGAGAAGACGGCCGGTCAAATATGATCGGGCCGGAAGTGCGGGCAGCGATTATCAGGGACAGCCGGAAACAGAGCGCGGCACAACTCGCGGCCAAATATCATATTTCAAAGGCAACGATCTGGAGAATTCGAACCGACTACCGGAAGCTGAGAGACCGGCTTACGACGCCGGTACCGGCACGGATCGGGAGTGAGGATTTGATAATTGCGCCCGCGGCAATCTTTGGTACGGAGATGCTAAAAGCGCGGGATGAAGAGAAAGAATAAAAAAATATTTGCGCAGCAGTCCTGAATCCGTTAAGGTCTGATTCGGATCAAGCAAGAATGATCTCGGGATCAGCAAGCCTGATCAGCACCACGTTAGCGGGCAGTTGTAAAGCGGTACTCGATCTCTCACTGAAACACCCCTATAATGCCGAGCTCTATTCCCGCGGCTTAAAAAAGCTGACAGGAGCTTTCGCGCGTCTCTTCCCGGTCCGAAGGAAAATGCATATGGGTCATATGAGCCGAAATGGGCGGCGTGCAATAGCCGACCGCTGTATCGATGTGTATGCGGCTGATACTTCGCGCGGTTGGCGAGTCGTACGACAGGTGACGCCGCTTTATGCATACGACAAGGTTGCGCTCGGCAAGTGGCATGAGCTCTTCGATGACTTCGGAAATTTTTATGGCGTTCAGGTCGTTGCCGCTGTGCGTTGCGATATGGATCTTATGAGCGATGAAGATTCCGCGACAACGATTACGGCATCCGAATCGAAACAGAATGCCGGTCTCGATGGTCCATCGATGACGTTTGGACAGAGCGAAGATTTTCGTATTGATCGCCATCACCCGATAACGGGCACCGCACAACCGCCGGAAGATTGGATCGAGCGCGCGCAACAAAAGGTAAAAGAGTGGCCATTCCCGGCTTCGCGTATTGATAACGGTCGCGATCCATTACCTACTAAGATTTATTCGCGCGTTGGTGAGTATGGTGACCGTGCGCTTCGCGTCTATCCGCCCGCGCTGCCTAAATGATCAAGCGGCCGTGTCTTCAGCCGGGTTGTCCGGAGCTCGTATTGCGTGGCTATTGCGAAGGGCACCGCAAAGCGGCGGATCTTCAACGGTGGGATGCTCTCGATCGCAACCGTGGTTCATCGCGCGAGCGCGGCTATGACCGGAATTGGGAGCGATACCGGAAGTGGTATTTGGCGCGTCATCCGTTCTGTAACGATTGCGCGCGGCTCGCGACCGAGGTTCACCACGTATGCAAGGTAAAGATCGATCCCACTCTAAAGTTGGTGGAAGCGAACTGTATGGCGTTATGCAAGGCGTGCCATACCAAGCGAACGTCGAGAGGAGAATGACCGATGGCATTAGCAACCGCTCTCATCATCGCGATCGCGGGCGTTATCGTCTATGCGTTTAGTTCAAGCGCGAAGGTTCAAGCCGTCTCGCTTCATTGTTTCTGGGTCGGGTTACTCGTATTCCTGCTGCGTTGGACGGGTACTCTTCACTTTCCATAACTGATTGTCTGGAGCTCTTCGTTGCCTATTCTCACTGTGCCTCTTAGTTATGAATGTATCGGCGTATTACTCGGTCGCTGTGAGCTTCCGAGACGTACCTGCCGGCAGTGTTGGTTCGCGAGCGATAAGGGCGCGCCAACGTTGGTGCGGATCGCGCTCTATGAGTTGATCCGAGACAAGCGGCCGCGGCCGGTCTCGGCGCGGTGAAGCGCGGCTCCGGCCGACCCCAGGGGTGGTCAAAATGCTTCGAGGTCAGGCGATCCGGAACC